ATCCAAAGCATTATTGACAACATGAACTTGTCTAACCGTGAAGAACTTCTTGCGGCTATGGCTCAAGCAGCACAACCTAACCCACAACAACAACAAGCGGCTATGCAAATGCAACAAGCTCAAGTTGCCTTCCAGCAGTCACAAACAGCTGCACTGTCTGCTCAGGCTCAAGAGTCGCAAGCTAGAGCAGCTAAACTTGCAGCGGAAGCTCAAGCAGTACCAATGGAACTAGAGATTGATCGCATTAATGCTATTACTCGTAACCTTAAAGAAGGTGACCAAGAAGACAAAGAGTTTGAACGACGTATGAAAGTCGCTGAAGCTCTCCTCAAGGAACGTGAAATAGAAGGAAAAACAAATGTTAACGAACTACGAACTAACCGCCCTGCTCCAGAGAGTCAACCAAGAATTCCAACACCAATGGAACCGAATATCGGAACTGGAGAAGAAGGTCAAGGAGTTGAGTGATGCCAAAGTCGAAAGACCCAAAACTAGCACGAGCAGGGGTAAGCGGGTACAACAAGCCAAAGCGGACGCCTAATCACCCAACTAAAAAGTTTGTAGTAGTTGCCAAGGAAGGCGACAAAACTAAGACTATTCGTTTTGGCGATGCCAAGATGACTATTAAAAAAGACCAGCCTGCACGACGAAAGTCATTTAGAGCACGTCACAAGTGTGACACAAACCCACCCAGCAAGCTCACGGCGAGGTACTGGTCTTGTAAAAAATGGTAAACAGCCACCGCCTAGGTGCGGTTTCAGCCGTGAGGCTAAAGCACGTCGTGATGACGTTAGGAGAACACAATGCGAAAACTATTAGTAGCAGTATTGCTGTTGTCGTTACAGGCATCAGCAGAAACTAAAATTCTCATAGAAAAAGCAGATCAACAGTACGTAGTTATACCAGACTGTTATATATCTGAAAACGTAACTAAAGTCAGAGTAAGCAGACTTCAAGTAGGCGCACCAATATTTGTAAAACACGATAACCGACAAGTGCGGTGTACAGTAGAAGAATACTACCAAATTAAGAGTTAGTTATGGCTAAAGGCGTAAAACATTATAAACGCGACGGTACTGAATACAAAGGCGGTACGCATAAAATGCCTGACGGTTCACTACACTCAGGCAAAACCCACGGAAAAAAATCTGTAAAACTTTTCCATTTTGAAGACCTGTCTAAGACAGCAAAGGAGAAAGCTATGCCTGGTTATAAGACGAAACCTAAAGCTAAAAGCCTACCAAAGCGTGGGCAACGTGCGGCTACTAACAAAAAGAAAAAGAAGCCAATGCGTCCCGGTGGGCAACGAGGTTACTAATGCCTAAAGCCAAAACTAAAAAAGCAAACGATGCTTGTGCACGTAAGGTCAAGTCTAGATACAAAGTTTGGCCTTCTGCGTACGCATCTGGTGCTGTAGCTAAGTGTCGCAAAGTCGGCGCTAAGAACTGGGGTAACAAAAGTGGCCGTAAAAAAAAGTAAAAAAGGTGCTGCCCTTAAGAAGTGGTTTAAGGAAGAGTGGGTAGACGTTAAGACAGGAAAACCCTGTGGACGTAAATCTGCAAAGAAAAGCAAACGGCCATATCCTTCTTGTAGACCTAAAGCAGTTGCAGCTAAGATGACCAAAGCTGAAAAACAGTCTTCCGCTCGTCGTAAAACTGGTCCAGCTAAGATTAAACACGCAGTAACAGCTTCAGGTAGACGAAGAAAAACTACTAAAAAGTCTTGACATTTACATAAAAATATGCTATACTATAACTATAGTTAAACATTAGAGGAAACTATGACTCCCGAGCTTGAAACTTACTTCAATAACTACAACGAACTCTTCAACTCTGAAGGTTTCAAACAACTCGTACAAGAGCTTTCCAATAACGCTACACAATTAGCTGACATTCAGACAGTAAAAGATGTAGAAGATCTTTACTATCGTAAAGGCCAAGTTGCTGCTTTTGCTACAGTAATTAATTTAGAAAATACTATTACTGCTGCTAGAGAACAAGCAGAAGCAGAAGACCAAGAGCCTGTAGATGTATAAAATATTTGACTTCCGTTGCACTAACGGACATGTCTTTGAAGAATTTGTAGAAGGCACTGTTACAACCAGTAGGTGCGGTTGTGGTGCTAATGCTACAAAAATGGTATCTGCCCCGTCTTTCCACCTAAATGGCTCTGATGGTTCATTCCCAGGAGCGCACATGAAATGGGTTAAGGAACACGAAAAAGCAGGTAGAAAAAAATAAATCATCTCCATAATGATAACAATCACGGAGTTTAATTATGTCTAGAGCAGCAATGATTGATCCACAGCCTGAAGAGGATAACGTGGACACCATTGAAAAAAACGAAGTTAACGAGATTCAACAAGAAGTTGAGCAACCTCAAGCAAAAGAACCTGAAGTACCTGAAAAGTACAAAGGTAAATCACTAGAAGAAGTTGTACAAATGCACCAAGAAGCTGAAAAGTTGCTTGGTCGTCAGTCTTCTGAAGTGGGCGAACTTCGTAAAGTAGTGGACGACTACATTAGTCAGTCTGTTCCTACTAATACAGCACCTCAACAGAAACATGTTGAGTCTGAAGACGATATTGACTATTTTACAGATCCTCAAGCCGCTGTCAATCGTGCTATTGAGAATCATCCTAAAATTAGAGAAGCAGAGCAGTACACAACGCAGTACAAAAAACAAACTGCTTTGTCTGCATTAAGCTCTAAACACCCTGACATGCAACAGATCTTACAAGATCCTAAGTTTGCAGAGTGGATTAAAGCTTCCAAAATTAGGACTCAATTGTTTGTAGCCGCTGACCAAGCTTATGATACTGATTCTGCTGACGAACTGTTTACACTCTGGAAAGAACGGAAGACAGTCGCACAACAGACTGCTAATGTTGAAAAACAAGCACGTAAGCAGCAACTTAAGGCAGCTAATACAGGCAACGCTAGAGGCAGTAGCGAAGGGACACGTAAAAAGATATATCGCAGGACCGACATTATTAAACTAATGAAAACTGATCCCGAGCGTTATCAAGCTTTGTCCGACGACATTTTACAAGCGTACGCAGAGGGTCGAGTCAAATAATCTTATAGGAGATTGACATGGCTACTGCAACTTATCCAGGCGCAGCTGGTAATACTGCGAAGACAGAGGCGGCAACGTTTATTCCAGAAATCTGGAGTGACGAGATTATTGCTGCCTACCAAAAGAACCTGAAGATGGCTCCACTTGTCAAGCGTATCGCTATGAACGGCAAGAAGGGCGACAAGCTTCACATTCCTAAGCCCGTACGTGGTGATGCAAATGCTAAGGCTGCTGACACTGCAGTTACTATCATTGCAAACACTGAAAGCGAACTGACTGTTGACATCGACCGTCACTTCGAGTACTCACGTCTTATTGAAGACATCGTAGAAGTACAAGCGCTCAACAGCCTCCGTCAGTTCTACACTGAAGACGCTGGTTACGCTCTTGCTACTAAGATCGACACTGACCTGCACTCTTGTGGTACTGGTTTTGGTGACGGCGGTTCTGTTGTGTTCTCTGGTTCAGTAGCTCCTACTGATTACCAGCACACTGGCTGTTTCTTTAACGACGGCGGTACAACTACTCAGTACACTGACGATACTATTGTTGCTGGTGACGTGTTCACTGATGCTTTCTTCCGTGACATGATTCAGAAGCTTGACGACAACAACGTACCTATGGAAGATCGTGTACTTGTTATCCCACCTTCTGTTCGTAACACTATCATGGGTATCGACCGTTACGTGTCTTCTGACTTCGTATCGGGCCAAGGCGTACAGTCTGGCCTTATCGGTAACCTCTATGGTGTAGACGTTTACGTTTCAGCTAACTGTGCAACTATCGAAGCAGCTGCAGACAATACTGCATCTTCTGTTGATACTCGTGCTGCACTTTTGTTCCACCGTGACGCTATCGTTATGGCAGAGCAACAGTCTGTACGTTCACAAACCCAGTACAAGCAGGAATACCTCTCAACTCTGTACACGGCTGACTGCCTGTACGGTGTTAACGTATATCGACCTGAAGCTGGTTTCGTACTCGCAATCGCAGAGTAACGAACTTAGGGGGTCAGCAATGGCCCCTTTTCCTTTTCTTTTGTAGGAGTCGTCAATG